AGTTAGCTGGCAAACGACCAGATGATAAAGAAATCATCCAGTTCTTTGTGGCGAACTTTGCGTATAGTAACGACCAAGCCATTTATGCTGGTCAAGAAGCAGATGATAATTATTTGCAATGGCAGAAACGAAAGCAGTCTATGACTAAGATTTTCGTGGATGACTTAGCAACTCTATTAACTTATGCTGAAGTGAACAAGTTAAAACCCACTGCAATATTTCAGTTTACCGAAAACGAATATCCTGTAGCATTAAACTTATTTGTTGGAGGTAAAATTGCAATAGAAACTTTAAATATCATAAACGACCAGATAGATATACTTGATGAATGGTCAACACATGCTTCTGTAAGATACATATGGGAAGATGAGTTGAGAAGAATTAAAAAGTTGACTGGGTTCGTTAAATACGATAGAATTAAGATAGGTAAAATCTTCGAGCATTTTAAAGAAGAACTTGCAGAGTGATACAATGGGTAAGACATACAATAAACAAAAAACTGAAAAAGAATTTTCTGGAAAGCGTTCTGGAAAAGGTGGTGGTATGAAAACGCTAAATAGTTATGTTGATGAAGACTATGATTTAGATGATGACTCATTTGACGATGAGATTGAAGTTAGTGATGACATTCAGATTCAACATATACAAAACGATAATACAAATTAATACTTTTAATACAAAGGAAATACGATGGATATTCAATCTCTGCGCAAAATGCGCAACTCTGACTTTGGTGCAATCTCAAACGCATTCGAAAAAGTCGCAAATCCCCAATCCGAACAAAAGTCTTTCACAGACGATCGCTTCTGGCGACTCGAAGGTGACAAGGCTGGTAACGGAACAGCAACAATCCGATTCCTACCTCGTGTAGAAGGTGATGAACTCCCATGGGTTCGTATCTTTTCTCATGGCTTCCAAGGTCCAACTGGAAAATGGTATATCGAAAACTCCCTAACAACTCTTGGTGAAAATGATCCAGTCGGTGAATTGAACACTCAGCTTTGGAACTCTGGTTCTGAAGCAAACAAAGAGATTGCTCGTAAACAAAAGCGTCGTCTTTCATTCACTGCTAACATTCTGATTGTATCAGATCCTAAGCATCCAGAGAATGAAGGTAAAGTGTTCTTGTGGAAGTTTGGTAAGAAAATCTTTGATAAGATTATGGACAAGGCTCGTCCAACTTTTGAAGATGAGAAGCCAGTCAATGTCTTTGACTTCTGGGAAGGTGCAAACTTCAAACTCCGTATGCGTAAGAAAGATGGTTACGCAAACTATGATGAGTCTGCATTTATGGAGCCAGCAGCAATTGGTTCTGATGACGAGATCGTTAAGATCGCTTCTGCTCAGGTTAAGTTGTCTGAGTTTACAGATCGTAAGAACTTCAAGTCTTATGATGAGTTGAAGAAGAAACTCAATGAGGTTTTATCTGGTGATTCTTTTGCTAGCAAGTCTGCTGCACAGATCGCTGAAGATGAAGATCGTCCAGTAGCATCTGCACCGAAGATTGCTTCTAAACCTGCGCCAGCACCTAAGGCGATAGAAGAAGACGATGACGATGTAATGTCTTACTTCGAGAAGATTGCTAAAGAAGATTAATTCTTTAGAGTAGAAATTAAAAAGGGATCTTTACGATCCCTTTTTTTATGTAATCAATCTACTTCTAAGGTATGAAGATACCGAAGGTTCTGTATTACGAATAGGTGGTCTCGATATTTGAGTAGTTTTATTCATAACATTATTTGGAGCATTGACAACAGTATTACTACTTGGGACAGTCTGTGCTCTATTTAAAGCAGCCTCAGCATTTGTTTTAGATGCATTAGTGACAGTTGATGCTTCAGCTGGTTGATTGGTTACTAATCTAGGATCAGTTTTAGCAAACTCTGCTCTTGCTTTATTTGCGTCTTCAGGTGTTCCTGCGCTAGTACCTTGTGGTGCTGCTGTTGGTGTTCCCTCAGGTTTTGCATTACTCTTAAATGGATACCATGGTCCAATTCCAAATTTACCAACATATGGAATATCTACCTCAACTCCAGGAATCTTGAAACTACTAAAGAATCCGATAACCTTATCTGCCATATTTTTAAACATATCAACAACTGGAGCGAAGGCATTTGCTAACGGATCCATGATATACAATTTAATGTTATCAACAATCTTTTGTGGGATACCACCGAGAGATTCGTTTAAGAATGTCCATGCTTTTGACATTGGTTCAAATATCAATGCTTTAAAATCTAATCCTTCAAATGCTTTCTTAAGTGTTTCAATTGGACTAAACAGTGCGTCCATTAACTTTTTAAATAAATCTTGAAACGAGAACGAGTCTAAAAATTTAGCTGCATTTTTAAATCCTACTTTTTCTAAGATCCAAGAGATACCATCTTTAACTAAATCAAAGAATGATAAGAACACACCATTAATTAAGCCAACAATACCACCTTTGATTGCACCTAGTATTCCACCAGTATTATATCCTTCGATAGCACCTTTAATGGTATCGTAAATACCCATAATAATACCAAGTGGATAGGCAATCTTTGCTACAACTTTACCAACAACCTTAAACATTTTAGCAAAGTCGTCAAAGTATGCACCCATGCTAGAGAAGAAGTCTTTGATTCCACCAAAGATCTTTCCAATCACCCCTTCTTTACCAAACCCAGAAAAACTTTCTTTAAGATTAGGTAAGAAATTAGTAAAGGCATCTTTAACAGCAGATATTGTACTCTTTATCTTTTTACCGATATCAGATTCTTCAAAGAAAGAAAAATACTTCTTAAACTTTGTCATCGATTCTTCGAAGAATGTAGATATTGATTTACCAATATTACCAATTCTTTCTCGCAATCCCTTTGTGATATCTTCAACAAAGGTAACGATTCGTTTAAATTTCTCTTGGATGTTTGCACCAATTTCATCTAATCCTAAAAACTTTGCAAATCTTTTAAAGATGTCACCAATACCTTCAGCAGCTTTCATTAGAAGACCACCGAAAAATTTCATAGTCTTAATTTGCGCTGTAAACAACCCAGCTATTGTACCAAGTGCAGCTGCAATAGCAAGACCGAAAGTTTTAATGGTGTCTAACCAAGTCCAACCTTCTTTTTTCTTATCATCTTTCTTGTCAGCTTTACCACCACCCATACCACGAGTGTTTTCTTCAATCTTAAGTAACAATCCAGTCTGAGCATCTCTGGCTCTGTTACCTTCAATTTCGTTTTCTAAACCTTTGCCATCGCCACCACCAGAGGATGGTATACTACTAATCGCTCTAGTGTTAAATTGAACAGCAGTAACTAATTTTCTTATACCAGATGTTAAATCTTGTAAAGAACCAATTAGTTCTTGCGCCAAGTTACCCATTCCACCAGCTGCACCTGAGCCACCTCCGCCACCAGAGGATCCTATTGGTCTGCTGCCTGATTCAGCCAGCTGGTTAGATTGTTTTTGAAGTACGAGTTCCATTTATTTGCTCTCTAGTCGTTTCTTTTCTTCTTCTAAGTATTCTTTTAACATAAAGACATAGACCTCTCGCTCGAACGGTAACATGTTATCAATATCTGATAGAGCATATTTGTGGTACTGCATCAAGGCAAAATTCATTTTATAATGATTCACCAAGCTGTCATGACAAAGGTTTATTAAAAAAAACTTTGCATTCCCTCCAACAGGATGGTATGCGCTTTGTTACAAACAGGACAATTATAATTAACAGTGTGAGTCAGCTTTGGCATAGTGTCAAAGAAACTTTGTATCTTACCAAACTGCTCAGAAGTTAAGTTGTTAATAAAATCCATTAGTTCTTGTTCAGTTTGATCCTTTGAGTGATACACTGCTTCTGCATCATAAATGTAATCAATTGATGAAGCCACTAATTTAAATGTATCATCAGCTGTCACTTCACCACCTTGTAGTTTTTTAACATCATCAATATTAGGATACTTCATAACTACACCAACAGTGCCGAACAACTCAATCTTGTTAGTATGTCCTTCTTTTTCTTGCACAGTCAACTGCGATAGATCTATCGTATGTTGAATCTTAGCCTTTGCATTATCTTCTCCGTGATCTTCGTCACAGGATAATACGATATCAACAGTTTCACCGACAGACTTAGATCTTAACTGGGTAAAAATGTATTCGATATCAAAGATTGCTAGTTTATTGATTTCAATAGGTTCTGTGACGCATGATTTAATAACTTCTTTTAAACTATCAATCATAATTCTTTGATCATCACTTTGTTGTGCTATCAACAATGTTTTTTGATCTTTAACTAAAAATGGTCTGTATGTAATAGACTTCTTAGTTGACGGAATCACCAAGTTATAAATTGGTGTACTGTTCATTGGCAATGCCATAATTATTCTCCTTTAGACATATTCTTAATTAACTTATTCAATTCAGCAGTGCTACCTGTAAAGATAACATTGTTATTCGTCACTTCTTTTCTGGATCCTTCTTTAGGTGTATCCAGCTTTTGCTTCTGTTGATGTAGATCTAGTAACTGTTGGTTTATATCAGCCAACTGCTTCATTAGATTTCCAACAACTTCAAATGCTCTTGGATGCTCAGACTGCATAGC